ACGCCATATTCAACGCCATCGCCCGCGCCACCCAAGCCGAGCGCCAGCGCGACGAGGCCGTGGGGCTGCTGCGTGGGTGGACTGCGCGTGATCCACGAACTCCGGGTCTTGGCCTTCTGCGCCTTCAGCAAAAGACCGACGCTTTCCTCGCCAACCAGGGAGCCGACCAATGACCCGCAAAGTCGAAACCATAACCATCGGCGGTCGCGAATATTCCAAGTTCATCATGTGGCCCAAAAAGGTGCGCGATGGAACGGTGCGTTGCTTCTCTTGCGGTCAGGTCGATGAGGACGGGTATCACGACGATGCTCTCTGCCCAGCCATGATCCAGCTTGCGGGGAAACTCCAATGACCGACCATAGCGCGCTCATCGAACGACTGGAGGCGTTTTCCTCTGCCGAGCAGACGGACACGCCGTGGGTCGCGGATGAGCTTGTCGCAGAAGCCGCCGCAGCCCTCCGCGATCTGACGGAGTGGCGGGACATTGCGACGGCTCCGAAGGATGAAACTTGGTGCATCCTCTGGTTCGACGGGGAGCCTAAAGCTGGGTTTTGGTCAACCGGAGAAGACCCTGACTGGTACGCCAGCGAGGCGTCTAGCAGCTCTCTCACGGCCTTCGGAGACTACCCCACCCGCTGGCTCCCCCTCCCTCTCCCATCCGCCCCTAACCAAGCAAAGGAGGCCGACTAGCCTTTCAGCGAACTTGCGGTATCCTGCGGGGATGAAGCTAACACCAGAAAAGCTTACCGCCTTTTGCGCGGCGTTGGCAGAGACCGCAAACGTCTCTAAAGCCTGCGCCGCGATTGGCGTTTCGCGATACACAGCCTACAACTGGCGCAAGCATGACCCTGACTTCGCAAGCCGTTGGGACGACGCCATGAAGGCCGCGCTCCTGGGTTTGGAAGACGAGGTTCATCGCCGTGCGTTCGACGGCATGGAAGAGCCTCTGACCCACCAGGGCCAGTTCAGCTACATTTACGAGCGCGACGAGAAGGGCCAGATCATCTTCGATGAGGAGATGGTTGAGCGCGAGGTCATCACGAAGGCCGGCAAGAGCATAGAGAAGGAGCTGGTGCGGACACCGCGCTATGCGATGGACGCCAACGGCCAGCCGCGTGTAGCCACGGTGCGCAAGTACAGCGACACCCTGGCCATCTTCCTGCTCAAGGCGCACGACCCCGACAAGTACCGCGAGAACAGCAAGGTTCAGCTCACAGGCGCGAACGACGGGCCTATCGAGTTCGACCAGACCGTGCGCAGCGCCCGCCTCGCGGCCATCGTCGCCAAACTTACCCAGCGCAAAGGCGAGCCCGGCAGCGACCTCGCGTGACCGACTTCTCCGTCGCGGAAATCCAGAAGCTCCTTCGCTACGCGACGCCTGAAGAGCTGGCCGAGATCGACGCCCTGCTCCAGTCGGACCCTACGCCGTGGACACCGCTGCCTGGGCCTCAGATGATGGCCTACGAGAGCGAGGCCGACATCACCGGCTACGGAGGCGCGGCCGGCGGCGGCAAGACCGACCTGCTGGCTGGCCTCGTGCTCACGCGCCACAAGCGCGCGCTGATCGTCCGTCGCGAGAAGGCCCAGACCGAGGGCGTCGTGCAACGCCTCGAAGAGATCATCAGCAACAAGGACGGCTACAACTCGCAGAAGGGCTTCTGGCGCTTGCCGACGGACGCCATCGTCGAGTTCGCAGGCCTGGACAACCCCGGCGACGAACGACGCTGGCAGGGACGGCCGCATGACCTGAAGGCGTTCGACGAAGCCACCGAGATGCGCGAGAGCCAGGTGCGCTTCATCATGGGCTGGACCCGGTCGCCCGACCCCAGCGTGCGCCCGCGCGCCATCCTGACCTTCAACCCGCCGACCACGACCGAGGGCCGCTGGGTCATCAAGTTCTTCGCCCCCTGGCTCGACAAGGGCCACGCGAACCCGGCAAAGCCCGGCGAGCTGCGCTGGTTCACGACCAAGGGCGACGACCAGGACTACGAGGTGCCAGACGGCCGCGCCTTCGTCTTCGACGGCGACGAGCTGGTCTATGACTTCGACGAGGACGACTACACGCCCGAGCAGATCATCAAGCCCAAGTCGCGAACCTTCATCCCCGCGCGCCTGGTCGACAACCCCTATTACATGGCGACCGATTACATGAGCACCCTGCAATCCCTCCCCGAGCCCCTGCGCTCGCAGATGCTGAACGGTGACTTCGGCGCAGGCATGGAGGACGACGCCTACCAGCTCATCCCGACCGCGTGGGTCGAGCGCGCGCAAGCCCGCTGGAAGCCCTTGGACGTGAAGCCCGAGATGACCAGCATGGGCGTGGACGTGGCCCGTGGCGGCAAGGACGAGACGATCATCTCCCGCCGCCACGGCTGGTGGTTCGACGAGCTGCTGTCGTTCAAGGGCAAGGACACCGACGACGGGCCGAAGGTCATGGCCCAGACGCTGGCCGCCCAGCGCGACCAGGCCCCCATCCACATCGACGTGGTCGGCGTTGGCGCGTCGCCCTACGACTTCTTGGTCAACGCCAAGGCGCAGGTGTTGGGCGTAAACGTGGGCGAGGGCTCGACGGGCACGGACAAGTCAGGCCGCCTGACCTTCCTGAACCTGCGCTCCGAACTGTGGTGGCGTCTGCGCGAGGCGTTCGACCCGGACGCGAACAACGGCATCGCTATCCCGCCTTGCCCCAAGCTGCTCGCCGACCTGTGCGCGCCTATGTGGAAGCCGCAAGGCAGGGTCATCAAGGTCGAGAGCCGCGACGAGATCGTTGCCCGCATCAAGCGCTCGCCTGACCGGGGTTCAGCCCTGATCCTGGCACTGATCGACACGCCCAAGTGGGACGTGCTGGCGGCTGCTGGCCTTCACCAGAGGGAGCACGACCCGTTCGCGTACCAGGACCGTGCGCTTAATCAGGGCAATCGCGACTATGATCCCATGCGTTCGTACCGATAGGCTGACCTGACCATGTGTGGAAACCCGCTTCGCCTCCTGTCGCCCGTGGGCATGTTGTTCGGCGCAGCCAGCGACGCCCGCAAGGCGCGCAAGGCCCAGAACACGGCCCAGGCCGAGAGCCTGAAGGCCCAGGAGAAGCTGGCGGCTGACGCGCAGAAGGCCGAGGCCAACCGCACGCGCACGCCAAACCTCGGCGCTCTGGCCTCGGCCAATAGCCAATCGGCAGGCGTCGGCAGCACCATGCTGACGGGGCCGGGCGGCATCGCCGCCGCCAGCCTGTCGCTGGGCCGCAACTCATTGCTTGGAGGATAAGACCATGAAGACCAACACCTGGACCCTGGATGCACGCGGATATTTTGTCGCGGACGCAGCCTCCGGCCTCCCGTTCCCGATGGACCGCATCGACGCACGACTACTCGTCGGCTTCGCGCCGAAGGACTGGCAGGTGCAGCTCGACCTGCTGATGGACGAACGCGTCACCTATGCGCTTATTGCTGGCGCTGCGGCGGACGTGAACCTGCAAGTCCACCAGTGAACCGCTCCGTCCGTACCGGCCACCCCCTCTTCGTCGTTGTCATGCTCGTCCTGCTAGGCGCGAGCTTCGCCATTCAGGCTTTCATCGCATGATCGACCCCAAGAGCATTCGCGACCAGAAGGACAAGCTGGGCAAGCGCTGGGGCGCGCTCAAGACCGAACGCTCGTCCTGGATGAACCACTGGAAAGAGTGCTCGCAGTTCATCCTGCCGCGCAACGGCCGCTTCCTCACGTCGGACACGAACAAGGGCGGCGACCGCACGAACCAGATTTACGACAACACCGGCACCCGCGCCGCGCGCACGCTCGCCGCCGGGATGCTGGGCGGCATGACCTCGCCTGCGCGCCCCTGGTTCCGGCTGACCATCGCCGACCCTGACCTCGGCGACTACCAGCCCGTCAAGCTCTGGCTGGCCGAGGTCACGCGCCGGATGCAGCGAGCCTTCTCGACGAGCAACACCTACCGCGCCCTGCACGGCCTGTACGAGGAGCTGGGCGTCTTCGGCACGGGCGCGTGCACCGTGCTCGACGACTTCGACAAGATGATCCACCTCTACGGCCACACGGCCGGCGAGTACGCCCTGGACACCGACTACCAGGGCCGGGTCAACACGATGTTCCGCGGATACCAGAAGACCGTGGGCCAGCTCGTGATGGAGTTCGGCTACAAGAACTGCTCGCGCCAAGTCCAGAACCTCTGGGACCAGAGCAACTACGGCCAGTGGATCACGATCTGCCACGCGGTCCAGCCGCGCACCGAGCGCAACCCGGAGATGAAGGACGCCCGCAACAAGGCGTACTCGTCCACCTACTTCGAGGTCGGCGGCGATGACGACCGCCTGCTGCGCGACAGCGGTTTCGACCGCTTCAGGGCGCTGACCCCGCGCTGGGCGACCGTGGCGCAGGACGTGTACGGCCAGTCCCCCGGCATGGAAGTCCTGGGCGACGTCAAGCAGCTCCAGCACGAACAGTTCCGCAAGTCGCAGGGCATCGACTTCCAGACCAAGCCGCCCCTCCAGATCAACGGCAAGCTGAAGTCGGCCGGCACGAACATGCTGCCCGGCGGCGCGACCTACATCGACAGCGCGAACAACCAGGGCGGCGCGTCGAACCTGTTCAACAGCGACATCCGCCTCGACTACTTGCTCGAAGACATCCGCGACGTGCGAGACCGCATCCGCAGCGGGTTCTACACCGACCTGTTCCTGATGCTCGGCGGCATCGACAACACGCGCATGACCGCGACCGAGGTCGCCGAGCGCCACGAAGAGAAGCTGCTGATGCTCGGCCCGGTGCTGGAGCGCCTGCACAACGAGCTGCTGGACCCTCTGATCGAGATGACCTTCGACCGGATGCTGGCCACGGGCCAGGTGCCGCCGCCGCCTGAAGAGCTGGAAGGCGTGGAGCTGGACATCGAGTTCGTCTCGATGCTGGCCCAGGCGCAGCGCGCCGTCGGGCTCAACTCCACCGACCGCTTCATCAACAGCCTGGGCGCAGTCGCGCAGTTCAAGCCCGGCGTGCTCGACAAGTTCGACGAAGACCAATGGGCCGACATCTACGCCGACACCCTCGGCGTCGACCCCTCGCTCATCATCGGCGACGACCGGGTCGCGGTCATCCGCCAAGAGCGCCTGGAGCAGCAGCAGCAGGCCCAGGCCGCGCAGCAGGCGCAGGCTATGGCCGAGACCGCCGCCAAGCTGGGCTCCGTCAACACGTCGCAGCCGAACGGGCTGACTGACGTGATGCAGGGCCTGACCGGCTACAACTCTCCCGCCCCCTACAACGTCTAGGAGCACGACAGTGCCGCGCAGCCCACTCCTCTCGTCCGCCCCCATCGACGCGCCGGCCCAAGGCTACGCCGCCGTCACGCCACACGACACGAACCCGCTGCCGGTCGCCGGCGCACGGGGCCTGTACGTCGGCGTCGGCGGCGACATCAGCCTGATCTCGCCCCAAGGCGACACGGTCCTGTTCAAGGGCGTGCCGACGGGCGCGATCCTGCCTGTCGCCGCCAACGTGGTGCGCGCCACCGGCACCACCGCCACCGACATCGTGGCTCTGTACTGATATGCGGATCGGGCTCTCGCTAGGGCTGACACAGCCGCTCGGCAAGGGCACGCCAGCGGTGCCCGTTTTTCCGCCCGTGAATACCGTATTGCCCGCCATCACCGGCACGACCAGCGTGGGCTCGGTTCTCACAGTCAGCAACGGGACGTGGACGAACACGCCGCTTAGCTACACGCGCCAATGGCTGCGCGATGGCGCGGCGATCAGCGGCGCAACGGCGGCGACTTACACCCTGGTCGCCGGAGACGAGGGCAAGATGATCTCTGCCACCGTCACAGCGACGAACGCGGACGGCTCAGGCTCGGCGGCTGCGACGGCGGTGGGGCCGATAACGGCTGCGCCAGCGATCAAGACATACGCGGAGTTCCAGACCTACGCGGCGACCCAAGCGGCAGAGGGCGTATTAGACTGGTATGACGCATTCCCTGCGGGCGACGGGACGTATAGATCAACCGCCAAGAATACAAACCCGACGTTCACCTCGCTCACAGGCACATCTTGGGGGCCTTCATCCGCTAGTGGTTTTGCGAGGGCGGTAAGCTCTGTGTCGGGCGTTGCGATCCACGGATTTACAACCCAAGCGCTGATAGACGCTCAGGTGGCGGCGGGGCGAGAAATCATGTTTAAAATAACCGCGCTCACACCCAACGGGGCGGTCATCGCCCTTGCGCGAAACGGATTAACGTCGTTGTCGAGCCCATCGACCAGCCGCTCTCGGCTTGATGAAATAAAATATTTTGATGATACGCTTGGTCCCGTCGTTGTTGACCCGTTCAACGGCACCGGGCCAACACCATTCACGTGGCCCTGATGCGCCCGTGCGCGTATTTCGCCCTCTCTCGTCGTAGTCTCTGCGCGTGAGCAACGACCTGTACGACGTGCAAGGAGAGCAGCAGCGGGAAGCCGCCGCCGCCGAAAACGCGCGTCTCGCCCAGCAGGGCGAGATCAACGACTGGAAATGGCTCATGTCCGCCGCTCGCGGACGCCGCCTCGTTTGGCGGTTGCTGGAGCGGACGGGCATCTACCGCTCGTCGATGACGGGCAACAGCTTCACCTTCTTTCGGGAGGGCGAGCGCAACGTAGGCCTCTTCATCCAGGCGACGCTCGTGGAGCATTGCCCAGAGGACTACGCGAAGATGCTGACCGAACAGAAGGACTACGTGAAGTGACCGACACAGTGACTGCCTCGCCGCAAGAAAACACCGACGCGACGGCAACTGATGGCGTGACCAAGCCGGAGGCCGAGGCCACCGGGGCGGAAGCCCAAAACCAGCAGGCCCCTGTCGAAGGCAAGGAAGGCGAAGCGCCCAAGGGCGACGAGCAGACCAAGCCCGAGGCCGGCAAGGACGGCAAAGAGGACGCGGCCCCCACCGGCGCGCCCGAGGCGTATGAAGACTTCGCGGCCCCCGAGGGCGTGGAGTTGGACGCCGCGGTGCTCGACGAGTTCAAAGGCGCGGCCAAGGAGCTGAACCTGTCGCAGGCCCAAGCGCAGTCCGTCGTCGACCTGGGCATCAAGCTCCAGCAGTCGTTTACGGAGAAAGCCCTCGAAGCAGCCGACGCCACGATCACTTCGTGGGAAGAGGCCGCCAAGACGGACAAGGAAATCGGAGGCGAAGCCTTCGAGAAAAACCTGGCTCTCGCCAAGAAGGCCACCGACACCTTTGGTTCGGAAGCCTTCAAAGCAGAGCTGCTGGAGAAGTACCGCCTGGGCAGCCACCCGGAGTTCATCCGGTTTGCGGCCTCAGTCGCGAAAGCCATCAGCGAGGACACGCTTGTGCCGGCTTCGGGCGAAGGGGCTCCCTCGCCCCGTGAGTTCGGGGCCAGCTTCTACAAGCAGCCTCAATCGTAAACCACCCCAAGGAGATTTCCGGTGGCAGTCATTAATACCCAGTTCCCGTCGATCCTCGACGTGGCCAAGCGCACCGACCCGGACGGCAAGATCGCCGACCTGGCCGAACTGCTCAAGCAGACCAACCCGATCATCGAGGACGCCGTCGTCGTCGAGGGCAACGGGGCGATGGATCACACCGTGACCGTCCGCACCGGCCTGCCCACCGTGTACTTCCGTATGCTCAACCAGGGCGTCCCGCCCTCGAAGAGCCAGACCGCACAGGTCAAGGAAGGCATGGCGATCATGGAAGCCTACGCCGAGGTCGACAAAGACCTGGCGATGCTGAACGGCAACACCGTCGCCTTCCGCCTGTCGGAAGACGCCGCCTTCATCGAGGCCATGAACCAGAAGCAAGCCCAGACGGTCTTCTACGGCAACCCTGCCGTGGACCCGAAGAGCTACGCTGGCCTGGCCCCGCGCTACTCGACCAAGTCTGGCGCGACCAACGGGCGCAACATCATCCTGGCCGGCGGCGCTGGCTCGGACAACGCGTCCGCATGGCTCGTGGTCTGGGGTCCGAACACGGTCTATATGACCTACCCCAAGGGCTCGCAGGCTGGCCTGCAAGTCGAAGACCTGGGCGAACAGACTGTCACCGACAGCCAAGGCGGCCGGTTCCAGGCTCTGCGCTCCCACTACCAGTGGAAGGCCGGCCTGGTCGTCAAGGACTGGCGCTTCGTGGTTCGCATCGCGAACATCTCGATGGCCGCCCTGAACAGCGGTTCGCCGCCTGACCTCATCAAGTTCTTCCAGCAAGCCATCGACACGGTTCCGTCGGTGTCGATGGGTCGAGCTGCCTTCTACACGACCCGCGAAGTCGTCTCCGGCCTGCGTTCGCAAGCCGCGTCGAAGACCGGGAACGTGCTGACCGTCGAAGCCGGCCTGACCCAGTTGGGCCTGACCCTCATCACCACGCGCTTCCTGGGCGTTCCGGTTCGCATCACCGATGCGCTCCTGAACACCGAAGCCACCATCGCTTAAGGAGCGACCAACGTGATTTTGGATCGTGAAGTTCACGTCGCCGCCGGGGTCGCCATCGCTGGCACCGGCAACCTGCTGGCCACCGACGTCATTGACCTCGGTGTCGGCGCGCGCGACATCGGCAACGGTGGCGCTCTCAACTTCTACCACTCGCTGAACACGGCGGCTCCGGCCGGCGGCACGTCCATCGAGTTCCAGGTCGTCACCTCGGACGACGCCACCTTCGCCACGGGCGTGACCGTGCTGGGTTCGACTGGCGCAATCGTGCTGGCCGACCTGCCGATCAACTTCCTGACCTTCCAGCCGGTGCCGCGTGCGGCCGGCGCTGGCGGCAAGGCGAAGCGCTACCTCACCGTTCGCGCCGTTCGCGTGGGCACCTTCACTGGCGCTGCGACCTGGTCGTCGGGTATCACCTACGATATCACCGACTACCGCCAGTTCTACGCCGCCACCTTCAACGTCTAAGGAGACCGGAACGATGGCTACCGAACAGTACCGCGTGCTGGAAACCAGCTACCTCAACGACGCCGTGCGCGAGCCCGGCGACGTGGTCGAGCTGGACATCAAGTACGACGCGAAGCGCGACACCAACATCGAGCCGGTGTCGGGCAAGCGGACCCGAACCACGGTCGACGCTCCTTCCAGCGCTAAGGTCTCGGCCGAGCGCGTCACGGACGAGGGCGAGCCGACCAAGGAAGGCAGCGGTTCCACGCTGGCGTAAGCCACGAAACCAATGCCGGGGCTGAAGCGGGGCGGGTTCTAGTAGCCCGCCCCGTTTTTCATACGGGAAGACCATGTCGCAA